TCGGCTGGTTGCGGGCGTCCACCGGCTTCTCCGGGTTGTATGACAGCGCGTCATTGATCATGCTGACGCCTTCATCAATGCTGTCGCCCGGTGTCGCCGTGAAGAGCATGCCGAGGTCGGCCATCTCGTCGATGAGGGTCGTCGGGGATTCCTTGCCGAGGGTGCGGGCGTTGCCGTAGCGGCTATCCATCCAGCGCTCAAAGATTTCCTCGCCGCCTTCGACGCGGAGGATTTCGTCCTTGTAGCGCTCCAAGCCAAAGCCGAAGTCTTGCTGCGCGGGTCCGGCTTTGCCGTCGAGCTTCTTGCCATCGGGAAGCGCCCACTCGCCGGCATAACCAATGCCCTCGATGTATGACGTTTGGTCTGGCCACTCGCGGTAGACGACAATGCGGCCGGCGGTGTCGTGGACGGTCCAGATCATCGCCCAATTTTTGCCGCTCGCCGGATCGACCCAATGGTAGCGAGTGCCGTTCGAGACATCCGAGGCGCGGATGACGTGGACCTTCGGGTTAAAGAGCGGGAAGCGGCCGCTAATGGCTTTGGTCGGCACGCCGTAGGCGCGGCAGAGGATTTTTTCTTTGGTCTCGCTCTGCAGCTCCTTTTTCATGCGGGACCAGCCGGCCCAAGGATTGCTTTGCGTGTGGAAGTAGAGGATCGGGCGCCCCTTCGGATTGATCTGCTCAATGGGCACTTTGTCGTAGCCGGAGATCTCGCCCTTGTCGTTTTTGAGCGGGAGCAGCTCGGCGTCGGTGTCGGTGATGGTCTTGGCGCCGCTCAAGTAGTCAGACACGGTCGGCGACCAGCCTTCGACCGGCGTAAAAGTCACGGCGAGCTTGCCGTTGCGGTCGACCAACCGGAATCGGAGGGTTTCGAGGACATCCAGCGGCACCAGCTCGTCCGCCCAAGCGAAATCGATTTCGCCGCCCTCAAGCGTGCTCGGATCTTGCGAATAATTGCGAAAAACACAGATACTGTTTTGTGGGGTCACGAACTTCTGTTCTGTATAGCCCCCCTTAACGCTGTACGTTATATTCGTGACCTGCCCTTTTCTCGCCGTCCGCCACTCCGGCGGCATATATTTCCAAATGCGGGGCTGCTGCAGCTCGATGGAGTTGGGCGCGGTGGTCTGGAAGCACCAAACAACTGATCCGGGCTTGGAATAAAGCGTTTTTATGACTTCTTTCGCCGCCCATTCCGTTTTTCCCGAGCGGTTTCCGCCCATAACGAGGATCTCGCGGTGTTTTTCCAGCAATTCGGACGCGCGCTTCCACACCGGCGGGATGTAGCCATAGCGGAACGGGTCTGATGCCTCGCGGGCGATCAGCTCTTCGCGTGTCTTTAAGTATTTCCAGCCTTCGTCCGGTCCCAGTTTCTCCAGCAAGTCGAGATCGACCTGCATGACTGGGTGCGGTGTGGGCTTGAAGCGTGTCTGGTGCTCGTTCACGAAAATAGAATGGGCGCTGGCTGGTTGACGCTCGGACCCTCCCCAGGGCCGATTTTGTTAAGCCGTGCCAGCGCCCAAAATGTCCAAAGTTGGGTTCTCCGCGGCAGCGAGCTGGTCGATGCGCGCAGTCAGCCACCGGCCGTTGTCTTCGCGGCAGACGGTGACGTAGTCGTTTTCGAGGCCACCCTGCGCGACAACGTAGAGCACGCGGCATGTGCCGATACCGTCTACTTCAACGCGGAAGTTTTGCGGGGGCCAAGAGATCATTGGAAAATAGTGACGGCGCCCCAGTCGTCTTGCGCGCTGGAGCTGGGCATTCCCGGAATGTCCGCGCGGCCACACCACATGAACCGCGGCAAGAACCCGCTTGAGCCGTCAATTAAAGTCATTTCGATTGCTTACGCTTGCGCATCTCGGCGCAAAGCGCGTCCGCTTTTTTCTTCGCTTCTTTAGCGACAAGTTTCTCGCGCTTGCTCTTGAGCAGCGTGATGGTTTTGTCGATTTCAGCGATTTCGGCGGTCATAATGTTGAAGTCAGTCATAAATCGTAATGCGCCAGAGACCGATCTGAGCGATGCTGTAGCCGAGCCAGATCAGACCGTGCCAGTAGCGGTGCTGGATGAGGCCGAGGTCGATGGCGACCGTGAAATAGATCAATCCGACCAAGGCGATGAGAAAACCGGATGTCATCGGCGCGCTTTGGCGGTCTTGGCGGATGCGCGGAAGGCCTTGGCGGTGGGTGCGCCGGCGGAACCGGGCTTGCGCATCTTCTCACCGCTTCCGGCGGCGATGCGGGCTTTTTTAGCGTGAATGTTGGCGTACAGTCCTGCGGGTTTTTTCATAAATTATTCTTCTTCGTTGTTTCCGTAGCGGATGGCCCAGGCGAACATGCCGCCGTAGGCTGCCAGGGCGCCGAGCACGATGCCTGCGGCGAGGCCGATGAGGATGTAGCCGGCGGCGGTCACTCGTGGACGCGCCTCCATTTGTCTTTCCACATCGACCTCGCCATCGTGGCGGACTTCTCGGCGACTGCTTCTTCGCTCATGTCGGGGCAGACATGGTGCAGCAGCTCATGCAGAACCGTGTCTAGCTCGTCCGCGCCGGATTGGCGGGGGTCGATGTAGACTTTGCCGTCGCCCATGGTCATGCCGTCCGCCTTTTCGCGGCCGAGCTTCTTACGGACGATGGCGATGGTTCTGCGTGGGGGCATTTAGGCGAGGTCGGCTTGTCTGGCGTCGCACTCGGCACCGCACGCGGCGTATCCGGCGACATCGATCCAGTTGTCCGCTTTGTGGCAGTGCGCTTGGCGGGCGATCTTCACCAGGATCATCAGCGCGGCGATGTCGGATGCTGTGACCAAGACCTGCGCGCCGTTGGTGCGCGACAGGTAGCTGGAGAACATCTCGGCCTGCGTTGCGAAGTCATCTGCGGGCGAGCCGTAGTCCTTGTTGCGCGATCCGCAGACGGCGGATGACGCAGCATCGAGTGTGAACTTGGCGATGTGCATTAGGCGGCTGGATCGTATTTGTGGACAGCAAAGACGGGTCGGCGGTAATGCGCGGCATCAAGCCAATCTTTGGCTAGATCAAGGGTCGCAAACTCCACGGTCTCCCAAAACCCAGGGCGGCCGGCATGCCGCACCTCAAAATCTTGCCACCAATCTCCGTCCACAAAATTGCGGTATTGCGGAGTAAAGCATGGGCAGCCGTTTTTTTCGGTTTCCACAACGCGATATTCTCCCTCGATGTTTCGCGTGTTAAGGCCGCCGGGCCATTTAAGGTGCTGCCAGTCGAACGTGATGTTTGATCCAATTTCTTCGTTCATGATTAGGCGGCTTTCTTCGCCATGAGCTGGACGTAGTGGAGGTTGAGACGCGCTTGGAAGACCTTCCAGAACGGCTCGGCGGAGAACATCCAGGCGACCTCAAAGTCGTCTGGGGATTCTTTGCCGATGCGGACGATGCCGCGGCGCTGAACCTTCATGTCCGGGCGGTTCTCGTTCCAGAGTTGCTCGTAGCCGGCGAGCTGGACTTTGTGCGCGCCGACGATGGCTTTGGATGTCTTCCAGTCGAGGAGGACGATCTTGCCGTCACGGTCGCGGCTGGGTGCATCGATGGTGCCGCCGAAGAGGTATTCCTCGGAAACCAACTGCACTTCCGGCTCAATGACGGTGAGACCTTCTTCGTCCCACCAGCGCTTGAAGTTGTTGAACGCGATGGTGGCTTTCTCGACATCCGCGGGGCTGAACTCGGAGAGGTCGGCAACGTGGTTGTGCAGGAAGCATTCAATGAGGAAGTGGGCGATGGTCCCGATGTCGGCGGCCTTGTCGCGGACCTTGCGGTAGTCTTGGCCGTCCATGCCGAGCTTCCACGCCCAGTGGATGAGTCCGCTGCTGTCCTCGCCGATTTTGGCGATGGTTGAGGCGCCGGGAACGTCGGTGCCGTCTGCCAACGGATACTTCTGGTGGGCGCGGGTCTTCTCAAGGCGGACGATTTTGCGTCCGTCCTCGGTGAAGCGATCCGGCTCGGCGGGCTTGGCGGCTTTGGAAGGGGAGCGGCGTTTTGCCGCCCCCCTTGTGGATTTGGTTGTGGTGTTTTTCTTGGGCATAAGAATTACCAGCTAATTTCTTCGTCGTCGGTGCCGGTCTTGCGTGCGGCGGGCTTGGCTTCCGAAACGTCGAAGCCGTAGGCCACGGCGCTGCCGCCGTCGCCCCAAGTGACGAGGTCATGCACCATGACAGCCTTGGGTTGCAGCGTGATGCCGGCGCCCAAGGTGGCCGTGTACCAGCAGTAGGGCACGACCGCGACTTGGATCTTGCTGCCGCCGCCGATGTTGTCGGTGATGATGTCGCCGGAGGCGTTGAAGAGCTTCGGCGCGCGGCTGTACGTCTCGCCGGCTTTGTCTTTGCCCACGGCTTTGACCTTGAGCTTCAACTGGACGAGACCGTCGTTGTCTTCCCACGGCGCGGCGTGGAGCTTGAGCTTGTCTTTCTTCAGCTCGGCTTTCTTCTCGGCAACGAACGCGGAGAAAAGCTCCTCGGCTTGCTTGATGAACGGTTCGGCTTCCTCAGCGGTTAGCTCGAGGTTGACTTTGAACACTCCCACGTCGTCGAACTTGGTGTCGGGACGGTTGAGGTGAGGATAGCGGGCGATGCCCACGGGTGTGGTTAGGGTTTTGTTTGGCATATTTATGCGTTGGTTGGTTGTGTTT